ATGATGTGGTTCGACAAGTCAGATGATCGGTGTTTGTTCGCAGACTGTCGCGAAGGAGAAATGCAAATCGATCATTTGCCATCACAACAGGGCAGGTCACCTAAAGTAATTGCTCCAGACCGCATACATGACTTTCGTGACATGCCATATGAGGATGAATCATTTTATCATGTGGTGTTCGACCCGCCGCATGTGCGAAACATTTCAATGAAGTCGGTCACTGGTTTTAGCTACGGATTACTGAACAAAGAAACCTGGATGGATGACATCAGGGCAGGTTTCGCTGAATGTTTCCGCGTTCTGAAGCCACACGGCACGTTGATATTTAAATGGAACGAGGTAGACATCCCGTTGCGCGAGGTTCTTGCACTAACAGATCAGAAGCCACTATATGGTCATAGATCAGGAAAAGCCGCAAAGACGCATTGGGTTGCCTTTATGAAGGAGAAGAACACATGAGTGATGAAGATTTGCGTTTCACGAAAGATGAAACAAATGAACTGATCAATGCACTCCAAGAGGCGGTCTACCTACTCAATCCAACCGATGAAGATATGCAGAAGAAGGCAGGTGTGTATCGGGTTGTGACTGCGTTGGAGAAGTTGAAGGAGAAGAACACCTAAAAGGCGAACAGACCAACAACATAAAAAGCGAAAAAGTACGAAGTTTGACGTACAAATAAGGGGTTATATGAAAGATTCGGAAAAGTTTGTTATCACTCACGGGACGGCATTAGATCTTGCCGTCAACGTGATGCATCGGATGCTTAGAGAGAATGGATGGCTAAAGATCGAGTGTAAAGCAGGAAACCGGACTTTGAGTCAGAACGCCCTGTACTGGGTCTGGATGACTGAGATCGCAGATTTTATCAACGAAAAGAACGGCACAGACTTTACGAAGGATGAGCTACACATTCGCATGAAGCATGAGTTCTTGGGCTATGATGATCCGAAGACAATCGGCACAGTGCAAATCCCATCTCAACTTAAATCGACAGAGCGTCTCAGCAAGACAGATATGTTCACATATATGTTAACAATCGATACGCATTGGGCAAATCTTGGTCTGATGCTGTCTCGCCCTGAAGATTCTGTCTACGCGCAACTGAAGAGGAAGAATGAAGGCCACGAGTAGACGATGTGCAAACTGCCGCAAGAAGTGTGATGCACAAGAGGCAATCGTTTCAACCCTGAAGGCATTCTGTTCGTATGAGTGCCTAAAGGAGTTTTCGGCAAAGGAGCGTCGAAAGGAAAGGACGAAACAGGACAAAAAGACAAGGGAAAGATTAAAGACAAAAGGTCAATGGACTAAAGAAGCTCAGAAGGCATTCAATGCCTATATTCGAGCCAGAGATCGTAATATGCCTTGCATATCATGTGGCGTTGCACAAACCGACGAGGCAAACAAGTTCGATGCAGGCCACTACCGATCCACGGGATCAGCACCACATCTCAGATATAATCTGCTTAACTGCTTTGCTCAATGCAAGAAGTGTAATCGTTGGCTGTCTGGCAATGTGGCTGATTATCGTCGCCATCTCATTTCACGCATTGGGCTTTCAAGAGTCGAGGCACTTGAGGCAGATCAGGACATCAGAAACTTTGACATTGCCTACCTCAAACGGATTAAATCCATATTCACAAAAAAATGTAAATTAATCGAAAAAAAGTGTTGATTCTGTGTCTTGGTTTGTTAATATGTACTTGTCGAAACACACATAGGGGAATTTGATATGTATATGACTCAAGCACAAATCGCTAAGGCGGCATTCGATCATATGAAAAATGGTGGTCTGATTTCTAGTCATGGCTTGTCTGACAAGCAAATCTGGCGTATCGGCTATATCTACGCAGGTGTAGTTCAGCATGACCACGGTCAGGTCACTCGCCAACAATTTGATTCCATCCACTTTGAGGGGATGCCAGAAGCTCACGAGCGTTTCAATAACGAGCGTGAAGAATGGTTAGCAAGCCGTCCTTGAGACGGCTTTTTGCTATAATCTCATCATGAACCCGATGACCTCAACATTCATAACGTCGATAGATGATTTCGTTACGTCTGAGACTCATACCTGCATCTGGAATCACTGGCCTCAGTCTCAATCTGAGCCGGAGGAGTGGGATCTTGTCTCTGTCGATGGCATGGATGAGAGGGTCTGTCCTGAAGATTTATGGCAGGCCGCAAAGAATGAATATCCTGACAACGCAAAACCGTTAGAGGAGTATTGACCATGAGCGCACATGATTTTGAGGTTGAGATGGATTGCCTAGAGTGTGGGTATAAGTTCTGGGCTGATCTCGACGAAAAACCTATGTGTCCAAAATGCAAAGGCGTGAAGATCGTTAATGTGGAGGTTGACGAGCCAGATCCAGAAGCATAAGATTTAAAAACGTGCCGGACGGGAACTGCCAATTCCCTAGCTAACCGGACTGAAACAAGAGAAAAATGACCCGTGTCGCATTCCGGCACAGGTTATATTGTAACGACTCCGTTGCATTTCTCAATACTTCAGTCATTCCGTCCGTTAAAGTACGCGCATCGTCGTACAGCGCAAAAAAGCGAGTAATCGTGTTCTAACCTTTGAGGGCGGGACAAACAGCGTTATAGGCAACCATGTGTATACATTGTGTGTACGTTGGAGGGTGAGGTGTTACGAGCCTCGACTAAATGCATAGTATTACTATGCAGAGCCGTCAAAAATCGTTGCTGATGACTTGAACGCGATTTGACCAGTATTGAACTGAATATGTTGAGGGTTGCCTAATAGCCCTCTAATGACCACTATTGTCTGGAGAAAACATGAGGCCATTGTACGAGTCAGAACAAGATAGAGAAAATGAAGATCGAGTCGCAAAGACTCTTTCCAATAAATTTGAATGTACATACTTCAAACTGCCAATTGCTTACAAGGCTGATTACGCCTTTCTGCGTGAGGAGAAAGTGGTTGGGTTGGTCGAAGTCAGATGCCGTAACGTCACCTTTGCGAAGTATGAAACCATCATGTTGTCTGTCCACAAGCGGATGGACTGTTTGGCATTGGCAGATGCGCTCAAAGTTCCTGCACTCTTTGCTGTTCAGTATCAGGATGGTCTATATACAATCAATCTAGAAGAAGAGCCTGACTTTGCCAAAGTGGGGGGCAGGAACCAGTTAAGAGATTGGCAGGATGTCGAGATCGTCTTTCATTACAATACAGGGAGGCTAACGAAATGGAACTGAGGCCGCACCAAGAGAAAGCTGTCCAAATGATTCGGGAATCCTTACTGCGGGGCAGGAAGCGTCCAATCCTTGCCGCACCATGCTCATTCGGCAAGACCATTACAGCCGCACACATTCTGAAATCTGCGGCAAATAAAGGGAAGCGAGGAATCTTCATCTGTGATCGGGTCAAACTGATTGCTCAGTCTGTTGAGCAATTTGACAATCACGGTCTGGATTTTGGAGTGATCCAAGGATTGCATGAGAGAACAGATCTGCGAGAGCCAATCCAAATTGCATCGATTCAAACGCTCGCTCGAAGACGACAAGTTGATTTCGATATTGCAATCGTCGATGAGTGTCATACACACTACAAAACACTGACAGCGTACATGGAGAAATTCAGCAATGTCCCATTCATCGGACTTAGTGCCACACCTTATTCAAAGGGTTTGGGTAGACACTATGACGATCTCATTCTTCCTATCACGCCACGCGAACTACTGGATCAAGGATACCTCTGCCCAATTCACTATTACGGTGGTAAGAAGCCAGATTTATCTGGTGTTGGAAAAAAGCGACTAAGCACAGGACAGAGTGATTACGATCCTGACCAACTGGCGCAGGCATACGAGTCTGAATTATCACTTGTAGGTGATATTGTGAGGAACTGGTTGTCGCATGGAGAAGACAGTCAGACCATCGCATTCTCACCAAGCATCAAGCACAGCAAATATCTTGTAGAGCAATTCAATGAGGCGGGAATCCCTGCTGTCCACATCGACGGCTACATGGATGATGAAGAGCGTCAGATTTTGTATGAGGCGCATGATCGAGGCGAGTACAAGATCCTGTCATGCTCACGGTTGCTGAACACAGGCTATGACGCTCCACAGGTCAGATGCTTAATTGACTGCTATCCAACTCAGTCGCTTATAAGCTACATCCAGAGAGGCGGTCGGATTCAGCGCACCTTTGGCGGCAAAGAGTATGCGATCTATCTGGATCACGCAGGAAACACCAGACACGGGTTTGTCGAGGACATCGTTCCTGAGAGACTTGATGACGGAAAACATGGATACAGCGAACGAAAGCAGACCAAAGAAAAGACGGAACCAAAGACGCATGAATGTCCGCAATGCCTGCAACTGTTCGTTGGTGTGAAATGCTCATGCGGATACGAACTACCGCAAAAAGAAAAGATCAAGACAGATCAGCAACTTCTGGAGCGTTTGCAACGCAAGGATAACAAAGAGACACCGAAACAGGATAAAGGTGAATGGTTGGGCGGGTTATACTTGTATGCACAGCAGAAGGGATATTCGAGTGGTTGGGCGCATCATAAATACAAAGCCAAATTTGGTGTTTGGCCTAACAAGATCGAGCCAATCATGGTCAGTGAAATCCCCATTGAAGTTCTCAACTTCATTAAAAGCCAACAAATCAAATATGCAAAAGGAAAGGCGAAGCATGACAATCGAAACTATTCTATCGCGTCTTGATAAGGTCAAGAAAACACATTCAGGATACAAGGCGTGTTGTCCCGTACATAAAGACAAAAACCCAAGCATGGTCATTACCGAAAAGAACGGCAAGGTCTTGTGCCATTGTTTCTCATGTGGCGCACGAGGGTCTGATGTCGTCGAGTCTCTAGGGTTGAGTGCCAGTGAGTTATTCAGCACAGAATATCAAGGAGATCGTGACGCTAAATACCATCTGAAGAAATTCAAGCTCGAAGACGAGATGGCTGTCATGTTATATGAACAGGATAAGAGGAAAGGCAAATATCTGACGCATTCAGATTACAAGAGATACAAACTGGCAAAGGCAAGGCTCGAATCCATAGCCGCATAAAAAAATATGGAATATTTGAAAAAAAGTGTTGACTCTACCTGTGGGTTTGATATTCTATCCCTGTCGAAATTCAATAGGGGAGAAAATTCGATGTGTAAATTGTACGAAGAGACTTGTTCACGTTGCGGCGGCGCGGGCGTTTGGATGACAGGCGAAATCACGTTCACTGTCAATGGTGTTCAAGATCGCCACTGTTTCAAATGCAATGGTTCTGGTAAGGAGTTTTTCAAGACTTCACCAGAACAGCGCGAAAAAAATCGTGAAGCGGCTCGTAAGCGTAAAGAAGCCAAAATGATCGCAGAGCGCGAAGCTCGTGAAGCGCAGGAGCGTTTAGAGAACAATGGTTACACTTTGGAAGAAATCCGTGAACAACAAATCAAGGAGCGCGAAGAAGCGCGTAAGTTAGAAGCCGCGCAGTCTGAGTGGTTAGGCGAAGTTGGTGAGAAGGTCGAACTTACTGGAACGTGTATTTTTGCCAAGGCTTACGAGGGATTCTACGGTTGGAAAACTTTGTTTATCATTAAAACTGAAGATGGCAGTATCGCCAAGTTCTACACAACTTCACAAACCTTTGATGATGTTGAAAAAGGTAATACTGTCGAGATGACCGGAAAGGTCAAATCGCAGGACATCAACGCTGACCGTGATAACCAGAAGATTACCGTTTTAGAGCGTGTCAAATGCCAAGACACTTACAGAATCATTGAAGAAGAGGCGGCGGCGTAAGCCGCCCTAAGGGGTAAGTCATGTACTGCATTTTAGGAGAACGACATGATTGAGATCATTGCATACGCGATCCTCGTATACTTGTTTCTAATGGGGATCATTGGCTTGAGTGCGATCATCGCGCCCAAGCTATACCCAAAGCACTTCATGGACTTAGACAAAGGGTGGTGGAAGAAATGGTAGATCTACACGAAGCCGCAGAAACTCTCTACAACAAAAAGTGTCCACGTTGCGGAGATCAATGCACAGATTATTACTGGTGTCGTCATTGTGGCGACATCACCTTGCTTGATGAGTATCAGGATGACCAACTCGACAAAGTTGCTCCAGTATTCATCGAGCCAAAGAACCCATGAGAGTCGATTATCTAACGCCTCTCGAAATGCTTGAGAAAGCACGAAAAGAGACACAACTCCATCGACAAGCGATGTGTCTTTGGGTAAGCAGGCATGGTAACTACTCGATCTCACGACATCCTTTCCCCTATCGAGATCGGGTAGTTGCTGTGATGTTTTATCGTCAAGCAACGAAAGAATGATATAATGCTCCACGATACAATGGTTTACAGCGGGGTTGTAATCCTGAGTGTCAACTTAATCTATCTGGGATGGATCATTTGGCGTTGGAGACGTATCGATGAGCAAGAATGGAAGACCCCCAAGAGTATTCACGCCACAGGAAACGAAACAAGTTCTCAAGATGGCGGCTCGCCTGTCAAAAGGTCAACTCGCTGATTTCTTTGGAGTTTCTGAAAATACGTTCAGGGAGATCGAGAAAAGACAACCTGAAGTTTCTGAGGCGTATAAAAAGGGTCGTGCAATTGTTATCGATGAGATCGCTGAGTCGTTGATTGAAAAGGCAAAAGGTGGATCTGAACCTGCCGCGATGTTCTTCCTGAAGACTCAAGCCGGATGGAGGGAAAAGGATAAGGATTCAGGTGATAAGCAACCTGTCACGATTAACTTAATCAAGCCTGATGACGCAGATTAATCCTACCCGTCCTCAATGGGACTACATCCACACTCAGGCTAAGTATCCTGCATTCGTCGCAGGATTCGGTGCAGGTAAGACAGAAGCCGCAATCCTCAGATGCATATTCGGTCTGATACGAAACCCAAACACCAATCGAGGATTCTACGAGCCAACATTCGATTTGATTCGGATGATTGCCTTTCCACGATTTCAAGCTACGCTCGATCAACTTGGATTAGATTACACACTGACCAAGATGCCTGACCCTAAGATCGAACTCGACGGATATGGAACGATCTACTTCCGATCAATGGATAATCCAGAACGCATCGTCGGTTATGAACACGCAGACGCAGATATAGATGAGCTTGATACGCTCAAGACAGACAATGCTGAGAGAGTCTGGATGCAAATCTTATCTCGTAATCGTCAGCACAAAGAATCTGGTGAACCCAATACTATTGGAGTGACGACAACACCAGAAGGATTCCGGTTTGTCTATCGGGCATGGAAGCAGAACCCGAAAGCAGGCTACGAAATCATTCAAGCACCAACATCATCGAACCCGCATCTGCCCAAAGATTATATCGACAGCCTCAAAGATATTTATCCGACTCACTTACTCGACGCATATTTGGAAGGCAAGTTCGTCAACCTGCAATCAGGGACGGTTTATAGTTCATTTGATCGGCTGACCTCGAACTCGAACGAGGAGATCAAGAAGGGAGAGCAACTGTTTATCGGATGTGACTTCAACGTCACCAAGCAGGCCGCAACGGTTTATGTCAAACGAGATGGTGGTCATACTTGGCATTGTGTTGATGAACTAACCAATATGTATGACACGCCTGAGATGATTGAGGTCATACAGAGTCGATTCAAAGGCCATGACATTGTGATTTATCCTGACGCATCTGGTGGGTCGAGAAAGACTGTCAACGCCTCATTATCTGACATTGCTTTGCTTCAACAGGCAGGCTTTGCAGTACGAGCCAAGAAGTCTAACCCTGCTGTACGAGATCGGATTATGGCAATGAATGCCGCACTTGAATCTGGTCGGGTAAAGGTGAATGTGAAGAAATGCCCAAATGTGGCACAATGTCTGGAGCAACAGGTGTACAAAAATGGTGAGCCGGACAAAACCTCTGGTGTAGATCACCAGAATGACGCAACTACTTATCCGATTGCGTTTGAGATGCCGATTATCAGGCCAGTAGCGAACATTGAAGTGAATTTCGCGTTATAGGAATGGAACTATGCCAGTAAGTACCGAACATCCCGACTTCCAAAAGTACACGCCTGTCTGGGCGCGAACTCGTGATGCTGTGAAAGGAACAGTGCAGGTCAAAGAGAAGAAGCACGAATATTTGCCTGTGCCTGACAATTACTCTGGGGATGAACGCAAGGGAACTGAAACGGTTCGATACAGACACTATATCAAACGTGCTGTATTCACGAACTTTACTGGACGTACTAAGAATGCGCTTGTCGGTGCGGCATTCCGCAAAGATCCTGTGTTCGAGCTACCTGAGAATCTCGAATACCTCATTGATGATGCGACAGGTGACGGCCTTAGTTTGATCCAGTTAGCCAAGGATGAATTATCGAATCTGTTAGAGACGGGTCGTTGTGGGTTCTTGGTTGATTATCCGCAAGCAGACGACAATCTTAGCGCAGAAGATGTGGCGAGGATGGAGCTTAGAGCATCAATCATTCCGTATCTGGCTGAAGCCGTCATCAACTGGAAAACTGATGTGGTTCGAGGCCGTAAGTTATTAGTGGCTGTCACTCTCGCAGAGAAGTATCTCGATCCAGAAGACGAGTTCGATCACACATACAAAATGCAATATCGTGTCTTGCGACTGAAAGAAGACGGATATACACAACAGTTATATAGAGATGAAGAGCCATACGGAGAAGAGTTCTATCCTCGTAAGGCTGACGGCTCTGTCTGGGACATCATTCCATTCCAGTTTGCAGGATCGAAGAACAACGATTCGACTGTCGATGATGCTCCACTGTCTGACATTGCTGACATCAACATGGCTCATTATCGAAACTCAGCAGACTACGAAGAGTCCTGCTTCCTGATCGGGCAACCAAGCCTGTTCCTTACAACGTCATTAAGTGACGAGCAATTCCGGTCAATGAACCCGAAAGGCATTCAGTTAGGCTCACGATCTGGTCATCTGTTAGGTGAGACAGGATCAGCGACATTGCTTCAGGCCAATCCGAACCAGTTAGTGCTTGAGGCGATGAGGCTGAAGGAGTCTCAGATGGTCATGATCGGCGCAAGAATCATCACGGATAGAAGCGGCAATGAGACTGCTGAGGGTGCAAGAATCCGGTTCGCATCAGAGAATTCAGTATTAGGCGACATTGTTGGCAACTTATCTGAGGCCGTGAAGACCTGCATTGGATGGGTTGGTGAATTCATGGGTGCAGATACAGATGGATCGACGTTTGCAATCAACAAAGAGTTCTATGACAAATCAGTCGATCCGCAGATGATTATGAGCATGGTCACACTCTTAGACCGCAATATTGTCGCAGAGAAGGACATCTTTGATCGTCTCAAGTCAGGTGGATTGATTGAATCGACTCGTGTATTAGAAGAAGTGCAGGAGGAGCGAGGCGTTGCGCCCGTGAATATGGATGGTTAAGAAAGTCACCACTAAGTCAGGACGCAAGATTCCGGCTAAGTATTTAGAGGGTTTGACCGGAGCGCAGAGAGCGAAACGGTTGGCACAGTTAGAGAGAATGCAGAAGGAAGGAAAGGTCTTGGGCGAGCTTGCAGGAGATCGAACTGCTAAAGGCAAGCGTAAGAAAATCCCTGAATCTATCTACACGAAGAAATACAGGAGTCGTTTCGGTGGCAATAAGTGATCGAGCAAAGAAAGCACTACAACGTAAGGCCAAAGAAGCAAATGCACCTTATGGTGCTTTGAAGCAAATCTATGAGAAGGGCATGGGTGCGGCTGTTACTTCAGGCCGTCGAGTTGGCGCATCACCTCAACAATGGGGAATGGCTCGCGTCAATTCAGTGCTGACGGGCGGCAAAGCTCGCGCAGTAGACTCGAAGCAGTGGGAAGCGATCAAAAAGCATCGGGCAAGTAAGAGATCAAAGTAATGGCTAAAGACCCAAGACTGAAGCGAGTTGGTGTAGAAGGATTCAACAAACCAAAGCGTACCCCAAGTCATCCGACAAAATCTCATGTCGTCGTTGCGAAAGAAGGCGATAAGGTGAAGACCATTCGATTTGGGCAACAGGGCGCAAAGACAGCAGGTAAGCCAAAGGCCGGAGAGTCTGAGGCAATGAAACAGAAACGGGCATCATTTAAAGCTCGTCACGCAAAGAATATCGCAAAGGGGAAGATGTCTGCGGCTTTTTGGGCTGACAAAGTGAAGTGGTAAATGTCTGAAGACTTACTGAGTCGGATTACTCGACACCAGATCTTTATACAGAGGCTTGCCGGAGGGCAGTCATTGCAGGCGCAAGTCAAGCTAGAGCGTCTGATGGGCGAACTCGAAGCCAAGATCTTATCTGGTGACTTAAATAGTGCTGTTGAAATGCGCTATCAGATGCAATTAGACGATCTCAGGCAGTATGCTAGAGCAACCTTTGGTGAGATTACTGCTGATTACTCGCAATTTGGCATCGATTTCATGGAGTATGAGGCTAACTTCTCTGCAAAGATGATCGGAGATGGCACATCTGCACCATTCCTGCCGCCAAGCCCCGATCAGTTACGCTCTGGATTCTTCACTGACATCTTAACTCTGCAACCGAATCAACAAGGCTTAACCGTTGAAGGGTATTTGTCTCGATTCGGGGAGCAAAAGAGCAACCAGTTTATACAAGCGATTCGTGACGGGTTTATCTTAGGTCGAACCGGAGGGGAGATTCAGCAAACCGCCAAAGGTGTGTTGGATCTTCAACGGCATCAACTGAACTCAATGATCCGCACCCTAACCAACCATCTGGCTAATCAGTCTCGACAGATGACCTTTGAGCAGAACAAGGATGTATTAGAGGGCTACGAATGGGTTGCAACGCTTGATTCTCGCACATCATTCATCTGCATGAGTCGAGATGGGATTATCTACCCAATATCAAATAACCCTGAACGCTCACCAAAGCCCCCTGCACATTTTGGCTGTCGTTCGACGACTGTCCCTGTTGTCAAAAGGGAGTTTGACCTGTTAGCAGATGAGGATGAACAGAGGGCTTCATTCGGTGCTGATGGCAAAAGGCCAGTAGACGGCAAGCTCAACTACGAACAATGGCTACGAACGCAACCTAAATCCTTTCAGATTCAAGTGCTTGGGAAGGAAAGGCAGAAACTATTTGAACAGCAAAAGCTACCTCTGACTCGTTTTGTCGATCCTAATGGTCGCACCCTGTCGCTAGATGAGTTACGTCAACTGGATGTCGAGTTCAACGGCATGACTGTACAACAGGTCGTACAGCAGACAATCCCTCAACCGAAGGCAGAGCCAAGCCTCTATCAATATCGATCCGCCGCTGACATTAAATTCAAATCACCTAAAGAGGCCAAGGCCAGAATCAAAGAATATGTCGAGAAAGGCAATCAAGACCCTAGGCATTATGACGATACGAGATTCAGTGGAAATCCTAAGTGGGGGAAGGCGAGTCGCTTCAACGATGATGTATCAGTCGGACTTGAGGCCTGCATTGATGATCTTGAGGGGTTAGCCCGCACATTTAATATTCCAAACTTGCGAGCGTTCAGGGCGATAAGTCGAAGGGCAAACGCTGATATGGGTGATGCGTCGATGGGTATTAATCAAAAATACATGGGGGCTAGAGTTCCGAATATGGGATCGAGGCCAGAAAGCGCACTAATGTCGCAACCTGCCCGTCAAAAATCGTCATGGAAGCAAGGAGACAGTCAAGGTGAAAAGCCTTGGTCAGTCGCTTATTACCAAGATAACTATTTCGACACATTCCGATCAACGATTATTCATGAGTTTGGTCATCATGTTCATCAGACCTACAAGTTTCCAAAGAGTGCATTTGCACAAGCTAGAGGTAAATACCAAAGCCCTACTGAGAAAAAGTTGCAGTCCTTGTGGGGAGACTTACTTGATAGAAGAACGTCAGTGCCAACTGCGCCTAGTAAATATGCGGAGACAAAGCCCGTCGAATGGTTCGCAGATAACTTTTCTGCGTATTTCCTAAACCGGAGAGACAAGTGTGATCCCAAGTTTATAGAACTAATTGAGGAGATGATCGCTAATGCTTATAAGTGAAGAGAATGAAATACATGACGAAATCAGGGTGTTAATGAATAAATCTGATACCATTAGCACAAAGGATTTGGATAAAATAAGGGAGCTTGTAAAGAAGTTGCCTGAAGAGATCCAGTTTGACTACGGGGAGATATTTTCTCTCATAGATAACGGTATAATACTTTAACGTAGCAGAGCTACAACCAAGCAAACCAGAGGTACGCATGGAATTTTTGAATGAAGTAGAGCTTCCAGAGGAACTCAAGAGTAAATTGACAGAGGATGTGCAGAAGTACGCACAGGCTCAGATCGAAGAGACGGTCGCAGGACTTAAAGCCAAGAATGACGAACTTCTCGCTGAGAAGAAACGTATTCAGCAAGCAAAGGAAGAAGCAGATGCCAAGGCAAGAACTGAAGCGGAAAGGACTGCTCAAGAAAACGGGCAATTCAAAGAACTCTATGAAAGCCAAAAAGCCGAAGCCAATGGCTTACGGAAAAAAATCGAAGAAATGAATCATGCCGTTCAACGGCAAAAGATCACAGCAGAAGCGCAACGAGTTGCATCGTCTTTGACTAAAGACACAGCTAGAGCCAAGTTGCTCGAACAGCAAATCGCAACCAGACTTTCTGTGGTTGAAGGCGAGTTGAAGGTGCTTGATGACAGTGGACAATTGACAGTTAGCACTGTTGATGACTTAACTGCTACAATTAAGCAGAATTATCCATTCTTAGTGGATGGATCACAAGCACAAGGTGGCGGGGCTACCAGACCACAAGGCGGGGCTGATGTGGGCGCAAGAGAAATGTCTCGTGAAGATTTCGAGCAACTAGATCAAAAAAAGCGATCTGAGTTCTTCAAATCTGGCGGGAAATTGGTCTAGTAATTAATTAAGGTAAGGAGATAGCCCAATGGCTAACGTATTGACCGATCTTGCCGCTGACATCTATAAGGCGGCTGACGTAGTGGGAAGGGAGCTTGTTGGCTTCATTCCATCATCCACAATTAACTCTGACGTATCTGTTCGTGCGGCAAAAGGTGATGTAGTTCGTGCTTCATTCACTCGCTCTGCAACTGCGGTAGATGTCTCTGAAGCAATGACTATTCCTGAAGGAACAGATCAGACGGTTGACAACAAGACGTTGACGATCAGCAACTCTCGTGCAGTACAGATCCCATACACAGGTGAAGACATCCTGCATTTGAACAACGGTATCGGTTTTGAGACTGTATACGGTGACCAAATCTCGCAGGCAATGCGTACTCTCGTGAACGAAATGGAAGAAGATCTTGCTATCGAAGCATATCAAAACGCTTCACGCGCTTTTGGTACAGCAGGGACAACTCCATTCGGATCTAACTTCTCAGAGATCGCTGAAGTTCGTCAGATCCTCGTAGACAATGGAATGCCTGTAAACGATGGGCAGTGTTCACTCGTTTTGAACACATTAGCAGGCACTAACTTGCGTCAACTTGCTCAATTGCAGTCAGTGAACCAAGCGGGTAACGATCAGCTACTCCGTCAAGGTACATTGCTTGACCTTCAGGGCATGATGATTAAGGAATCAGCACAAGTACAAGCGCACACTAAAGGCGCGGGTGCAGGCTATGACCTTAACGGTGCAGGTGCGGTTGGTGGCACAACAATCACTCTTGATGGTGGTACTGTGAACACAACTGGTATCAAAGCAGGTGACGTTGTTACTTTCGCAGGCGACACTGTGAACCAGTACGTTGTAGGTACTGGCCTTACAGCGACAACTGGTGACATCATCTTGAACCCAACTGGATTGCGCGAAATCGTTGCTGATACTACCGAAATGACTATCGGTAACAGCTACACAGCGAACGTAGCATTCCATCGTGCGGCTCTTGAGTTAGCTATGCGTCCTCCTGCTGTCCCAGAAGGCGGTGATGCGGCTGAAGATGCATTGACTGTTGTTGATCCAACTTCAGGACTTATCTTTGAAGTTCGTGTCTACAAAGGCTACCGTAAGACAATGATTGAAGTCGCGGCTTCTTGGGGCGTAAAAGCCTTCAAGCCAGACTACATCGCTCTCTTGCTTGGCTAATAGAATGGGGCGGCGAAAGTCGCCCCGTTTCTTTGAGGATTTAATATGGCTCTCGTAATCGAAGACGGTTCTGTCGTTTCAGGCGCAAATTCCTACATCACTGTTGCTGAATACAAAGTATGGGCAGAAGATCGTGATATTACTGTTGGAACAGATGACGCAATCGAAGCGGGTATCTATCGTGCGATGGATTGGTTCGAGAGGCAGTTTTTCATCGGTAACAAGGCGAACGAGAATCAATTGTTGCAGTGGCCTCGAAACGAAGCGTTGATCGATGGATACTACGCAGAGGCTACGGAGATACCGAAAGAAGTTAAGAATGCTCTCTATGAGGCGACGAAAGTACAACTTGATGGTGATTCAGAACTCAATGCCCAAGAGAGAAAAACGAAACGAGAGCAAGTAGGTGATATTTCTGTTGAATATGCAGATAATTCTGACAATCGCAAGATCACACCTGCACTGACGTTCGCTATGAATCGGATTGTAATGCCTGCCGGAGTTGTGACGAGGTTGTAATGGCTTTCAATTATTCGCCTCTCTCGACATCTGCTACCGCACTCATCACTAAGTTTGGCAAGCAATTGACCTTTACACGAACAACAAAAGGGGCGTATGACCCGAATACAGGTCAAACATCTGACTCTGCATCGACATTCGACAAGTATTGCTGTGTATTTGATTACGCAGATAATGAGATAACCAACACAACGATCCAACAGGGAGATCGTCGCTTATTGGCTGAACCACATGAGTTCGCCATCAATGACAGCGTTTCAATTGATTCGATTGACTACCGGATTATCTCTATATCAGAAAACAAACCTGCTGATACCCTGCTGTCAGTCAACTTACAGGTGAGAGCATGAGTGTTGAAAATGACTTGATTCGAGCATCAGTCAACCTGAGTAAGTTTCACGAGAAAACGATTCGCGGAACATTGCTGTCATTCACTCGTCGCGTCATTCGAGAAACTCCTGTCGATACGGGCAGACTGCGTAACAACTGGCAATCGACGTTGAATGTGCCTGCCAGTGGTGAATTACAGACAGGAAAGCCGGAGCAGGATGCAGAATCGACACTGAACAGTTTAAAGATAGGCAATATATTCTGGTTCGTTAATAATTTGCCCTATGCTCGTCGTATCGAAGAAGGATATTCTAAGCAAGCTCCGCAAGGAATGTTAAGACGGAATGTCGCATTGTTAGTGAGTAAGTTGAGATGAGTACAGTATTCAACGACATACAGGCCGCACTTGATAATCGTCTCAACACGATTTCCGGCGGGTATGATATTGCTTGGCCTAATGTGCCGTATGAGCCTACGGCAAACGAAACATATTTACGCCCGACATTCCTGCCTGCCGCAACAGAGCAAGTGGGATTAGGTGATACAGGTTTAGATCGGACTGATGCGATTTATCAAGTCGATGTATTCACTGGTGCGGGGAGTGGTCGTACAGCGATTCCAGATTCAGTCGCAGACCATTTCAAAAGAGGGACAACTTTGACATATAATGGGACAAACGTGCGGATTTCGGGAGTTTCGATTTTACCCGCAACGATTGATGGATCATGGCAGATTGTGCCTGTATCTATAAATTTTTATTCATATACTGACGCGAGGTAAATTATGGCAATCGCAAATGGCGCACAGCATTCGCTGTTCTATATTGCGGAGTCAACGTATGGCACTACGCCATCAACTCCGACTCTTATCCCACTGCCTCATACGGCAGTTTCACTCAATATGTCCAAAGACGGCATCGAATCCGAAAAATTGCGCGGAGATCGTCAAGTCGAGGACTTTCGGCATGGCAACCGCCAGATCGGTGGAGATGTCACAAGTGAGCTTGAATACGGTGAACTTGATGATTGGATTGAAGCCGCAATGGGCGGTAGTTGGACAACAGACGTTCTAAAGTCTGGATCAACTCGTCGTTCATTTACGATTCAGCGTCGATTTGGGGATTTAGCAACGGCAGAGTTCCACAACCATACAGGCTGTGAGATCAACTCAATGGCTGTATCTGTTGCGCCGAATCAGATGGCAACAATCACATTCGGGGTTGTCGGTAAGGATTTATCAATCTCGACAAGCCAGTTTGCAGGTTCTAGTGACGCAACAGCAGGCACAGAAGTTCCTTTCGATTCGTTTACCGGATCAATTACGGAAGGCGGGTCTACGATTGCAACGGTCACTGCAATTGAGTTTACGGTCGAGAATGGCTTAGAGCCTTTGTTCTCTGTCGGTTCTCAGACGACAAATCAACCATCAATCGGTAAATCTCGTATCACTGGATCATTGACAACTTATTTTGACAGCAAAGCTCTGTACGAGAAGTTCATCAATGAGACGGAATCAGAGATCGTTTTGACGCTGACTGACGTTGACGGCAACGATTACGAGTTCGACTTCCCTCGTGTGAAGTACAACTCAGGTCAACCGGATGTGTCTGGAGAAGGTGCTGTAACGGTAGCGATGGACTTTATCGCTCTATACAACGCAGGTTCAGACTTATCAAATTTGGTAATCACTCGTTCTGAGGCGTAAGTATGGAACTCTCTAATCTGATGACGGGTGAGAGCCATGAGTCAGGGGCAGAAGTCAATATTCTGTCCCCTGTCGATGGCAAGCCCACAGACTTCTTTGTCACGATCAAAGGATCTGACTCGAAAACATGGCGTACTGCAAAGAAAAAGCAGACAAGCATGATTAACGAGCATTTACGCAGTGGCGGTAAATATGAAGATCTTGATTATGATGGGATGGATGCAGAGGCATTAGCAGACGCGACAGTATCATGGAGAGGAATTACCAAGGATGGTAAGCCTTACAAGTTTACTCGTGATAACGCTTTAGCGTTGTATAACGAGTCCCCTGCTGTTGTGAACCAGTTACTCAACTTCCTGACTGAACGGGCAAATTTTATCAAGGGCTGATCGATGAGTTTGTACAATTCGGGAGATGGTGTTTTTTCATTAACGCCTATCCCGAAGGCTCAAAGGTCAGTCGGTACGATACGCTCAAGCAGGTTGAAAAGAGTACAGGCAGAACCCCGCCTGAATTGGCAAATGCTCCTGAGTTGTCATCTCAGCACAACGATCTATGGGAAGCGTATACAGCACTAAAAGAGTATACTTGGTCAGAGTTAGAGTCATATATGCGAGTTACAGGGCATCAACTTGAGCAATGGGAAATCCAAGCCGTGATGCAACTTGCTAAGTACAGGGATCAAGAACCGACATGGCAACCGAATACGCAACGCTAGTATTTAAAGCCGATACCAAGGAAATTGGTCAGGCTTTCAATCAACTCAAGAAACTGAACCAACAGGGCAAGATTACCGACAAGACTCTCAAATCGTTCGAGAAGTCGATGAAAGGTATTCGAGGCTCTGCGGGTCAGGCGGGTACTGCATTTGGCGGCATGGGTCGATCTGCGGGTCAAGCAGGTATTCAGGTTCAGCAACTCGTCGGGCAGGTTCAAGCGGGAACTGATCCATTCATTGCGCTGTCTCAGCAAGCGGCTGACTTGGGTATCGTTCTTGGCTTGCCGTTAGTAGGTGCGATTCTTGGTATCAGTGCCTCACTTGTCGGCACTTTATTGCCAAGTCTATTACTAGCATCAAAATCATTCAGTGACCTTCAGTCGGAAATTGAAGATGTTGGGCTAGAGATCACTGACTTGCCTGCGGAAATCATAGCGGCAGAAATGTCTCGTCTTAAAGAGGCGACAGACGAAGCGACAGAGGCATTCAATGATAACGAGAGGGCTTTAAATAAGGCGAAAAAACGCCTTGAAGAAGAAAGGGCTGTACTCGAAAGGAATGGCGTATCTACTGAAAACATCACCCGTCAAATGTTGGGCTTTCAGTCGGCAGTAGATTCTGCGGCAGAAAAAGTGCCAAATCTCACTGCGGCTGTAATTATTGCCACACAGAGACAGAAGAATTTTGAGTTGGCTACTAGAGGAGTATCTGAAGCACAACTCAAAGCACTTCAGACGCAAGCAGAATTCATCAACTCGTTGCAACTGGAAATCGGTGCAATAGGATTATCTGCCGCGCAATTGACCTTGCGAGAAGCAACACTCCTTGGGTTAGACGAAGCTCAAATGAAAGTTGTGCAAAGTCTTGTTGAGATGAGAGAAAAACAACAAGAGGTTGAGAAGTCAGATAAAGCAACTGATGCATTTCTTAAAAAGTTAGAGCAACAAGCAAGCGCAACAAATCTCAGTCGTTCCGAAACATTATTGCTTGAGTCTGCTACGTTAGCCCTAACAGCGGCAGAGCAAGAAAGAGTCGCTGTATTAATTGACCAGATCGAGAAAGAAGAACAGCGCACAGAAAAAATGAAAGAGGCGCAAGCCGCGCAGAAAGAGCTTCAGCGCATGGGTCTTCTTGATGTTGAAGGCGATGAGATTGACTCTTTCGTTAGACGAGAACAGAAGTTAAACGAGTTTAGGGCAAAACAGTTAATCTCTGAGCGTCAGTTTGCAGAAGCAAGCAAGAATCTCGAACGCGAACGCAACGAGTTTGCCATTAAATCTGCCGGAGATGCATTGAATGCCTTGGGTCAGTCGAATAAAACAGCATTCAAATTAGCCAAAGCCTACAACATTGGTCAGGCAATCATGAATACCTATACAGGCGCGACAAAAGCTCTTGCGGAACTTCCGCCTCCTTTGAACTTTATCGTCGCGGCGGCTACGGTTGCAAATGGACTCGCACAAGTACAGCAGATCAGATCTCAGCAGTATCAGGGTCGAGCCTTGGGTGGGCAGGTCAGATCGGGCGAATCTTATGTAGTTGGTGAGCGTGGGCCAGAAGTATTGACAATGGGTTCTGGGGGTCGCATCACACCGAATGAGGGAATGGGCGGTCAAGCCCAGACAGTCAATCGCGTGGCAAATGTGACTTTCCAGATTTCAACAGTCGATGCTCGCGGTTTTGACTCGCTCCTGCAATCAAGACGAGGACAAATTGTGAATATGGTCAATTCCGCAATGAATGACCAAGGCAGAAGGGGTGTCGTATAATGGCGGGTACATATCCATCAACACCTGAGTTTCAGGCAATCAACGTCAACTCGCGTCATAGCAACCTTATGTCAGAAACGGTATCTGGCAAAATGCAGGTTAGATCGATTGGTGGTCAAAGGTGGTCATTCTCTGCAAAATACAATCCGATGGTGCGCTCTGACTTTAACCCTGTATACGCATTTGTTATGAGTCAGCAAGGACGGCTCGGCACATTTTCGATCATTCCTCCCGTCATTAGTTCGACGACAGGCACAGCAACAGGAACGATGTTAGCTAATGGTGCGGCAAACGCAGGATCAAGCTCTGTCGCAGTCGATGGATTTACCGGAACAATTAAGGCAGGTGATTTCATCAAGTTTGCGGGTCATACCAAGGTGTACATGGTAACAGCAGACCAAGATGGGGCAGGCACTTTATCAATTGAGCCGCAGTTAGTCTCTGCGGTCGGAGATGATGAGGCAGTCACTTACAATGACGTTCCATTTACCATGCGGCTAGATAACGATATTCAGCAATACGATCTATCCGCCAATGAGTATTATGAATATGAAGTCGATATGATTGAGGTTCTGTAATGACTCGCACAGTCAACGCGACAACGCTGACAGCATTGCAATCCGATCAAGTTCGATTGGCGCACTTGGTCAGATTTGATTTTTCGACTACGCTGTTCCTGACAAACGCTCCATTTCCAATCACTTATGATGGGGATACCTATCTTGCCGCAGGGCATTTTTTGTCACTTGATACGACACAGGAAACGCAAGATCTGCGAGTTGGTAGCATGACCATCAATATATCGGGTGTGGATCAGTCGTATTTGTCAATATTCCTGAATCAAGAATATGTCAACCGTCGAGCCAGAGTGTTTTTAGCAATACTTGACGCAGATGGAGCGATTCAAGGTGATCCTATTAAGACGTTTGACGGTGAGATTGTTGGTTATTCATTGCAGGACTCAAAGAACAGCAGTGTCATCAATATGAAGGTCGCATCCCATTGGGCTGATTTTGAAAGACTCAACGGAAGGCGGACAAACCAGAACTCTCAGCAATATTATTTCCCTAACGATACAGGTATGCGATTCGCGGCAGAATCCATCAAAGACATCCAGTGGGGTAAAGCATAATGGGTTGGTTTAGCGATTTCATTAGAAACCCAATCAATACCGTTAAAGATACTGTTAACGATGTTATTGATGTAGTCGAAGATGTAGTCGATTTAGCCGTTGATCTTGTCGGTGATGTAATCTCATGGTTTGTCGATATTCCAGAAGTACCAGATTTAGATCAGGACGCTCAATCGGTTCTTGTCAACAAAAACTCAAATATAGCACCAATCCCTGTGATTTACGGGACGAGACGAGTCGGGGGGACGCGAGTATTTGTAGAAACTTCTGGCGCAGATAACAAATTTCTCTATATGGCTTTGATTCTCTGTGAAGGAGAGGTCAATTCAATTGGAGATATTTACATTAACGATGAGTTGCTCACGGGGTCGGAATACGCACCCTATGTCACCATCGATAAGAAAACTGGCGCAGACAATCAGACAGCCTCATCAACACTGACAGCCGCACCAAGTTGGAATAGTAACGATACGCTGTCAGGGATCGCTTATCTTGGTATTCGGTTAGAGTTCAATCAGGATGTATTTAGCTCAATCCCTACAATTCAGGCAGTCGTTCAAGGTCGTAAAGTATTTGACCCGCGAGATAACACAACGGCTTTTGATAGCAACCCTGCTTTGTGTCTCAGAGATTATTTGACCAATACCCGATACGGAAAGGGCTTAGATAGTTCGCTGATTGACGATACCTCATTTGGGTTAGCCGCAACTGCCTGCGACGAAGATGTGACTAATTACGATGGATCAGGAGAGACAGTCAAACGGTTCTCGTGTAATGCAGTAATTAACACGAATCAAACTTTATTCAATAACGTCAAAGTATTTCTCTCAGGAATGCAGGGAATGATGCCATACCAGAATGGCACATATCGGCTAATCGTTGAGGATGATTACGATAGTACATTCGATTTCGACACGGACAATATTATCTCTGGGTTCAAAATATCTGGAGTCGATAAAACACAGAAGTACAACAAGGTCACTGCCAAGTTCGTCAATCCAGATATGAACTATCAACCAGATCAGGTCATCTGGCCTCCGGCGGATTCGTCAGACTATTCGACGTTTTTGACAGAGGACAACAATAAGCCACTGGAAAAAGAAATTGATCTTCTGACCTGTACAAGTTTCTATCAAGCTCGGAATATCGCAAAAACGCTATGTTTAGGATCGAGAAAAGCAGGTATCAAATTATCATTTACCGCAACGCCAGATGCGTTGAAATGCTCTGTCGGTGATATTGTTACTGTGACTCATCCTACGCCTTCTTTTAGTAGCAAAGAATTTCGAGTCATTTCTCTGAGCATTAATTTTGATGCAACGGTCAATGTGGCACTCGCAGAACACAACGCGACGATCTATCCTTGGGTAAGTGATCTGGAAGAGCCGGAAACATTTGCATCCAACCTGCCCGATCCTTTGACAGTCGAGGCTCCTGTACTATCGGTGACGGATGAGGTTCGCGCACTTAACCAAGAAGCCATCTCTTTTCTGATAGCCAATGTGTCAACAGCCGATCAGTTTGCAGAGCGATTTGAGGTTCAATCTCGTCGTCAAGGCGAAACAGAGTTCGTCACAATGGGTCAAACAGGTGGTGGTATATTTGAGCAGGTGAATATTGCAGACGGAGAAATTTATACCGTCAGAGCAAGAGTTATTAATACTCTGGGAGTTCGCTCCGCCTTTACGACATTAGATCATCAGGTTGTTGGTAAGACTGCGCCTCCCCAAGATGTGACTAACTTTTCAGTCAATATCATTGGAACTGAGGCGCATTTATCGTGGACTCCGGTAACCGATGCCGACTTATCTCACTACATCATCCGGCATTCACCACTGACAACGGGGGCAGAATATGCAAACTCCCGCACAATCTACGACAAGCTATCCCGTCCTGCGAACAATGTAGTCGTCCCTGCGCTGACAGGAACGTATTTCATTAAGGCTGTGGATAAATTGGATTTGGCATCAACGAATCCAACTGCATCTGTTGCGATCATTGAGGAGATTAAGGGATTCAATCAGGTCGAGACATCGACTCAGCATCCGGCATTTACAGGCAATAAAACGGAAGTCGTCGCGGTTGATAACGAGTTGATACTTGATACGTCGATTGATTTTGATGATGTCACTGGGAACTTTGATGATGCAAACGGATCATTTGATGGCGGTGGCGGGACAGTTTCAACGTCTGGGACTTATGAATTTGACAATTATATTGATTTGACGGCTGTCTATACATCTCATGTCACGGCTTCTGTGTCGGTAACGAGGCGAGACTATGTGAATCTGTTTGATGACGCTGTGGGGCTGTTTGATGCGCGTACAGGTACATTCGATGGCGATGTTCAGGCATTCGATGATACGGATGTTGAGGTTCAGGTATCTACGACAGATGATGATCCTGCGGGGTCGCCTACTTGGTCGAATTATCGTCGATTTATTGTTGGTGATTACAAAGCCAGAGCCTTACGATTCAGGGCGATATTGACCAGTGGTGACGGTGAAGCGACTCCGGTTGTGTCTCAGTTAAGTGTTACAGTAGATATGCCGGATCGATCTGTTGCAGAAGCAGATATTGCATCAGGTGCGGGGGCGAAAGTCATCACATTTAGCCCTGCATTCAAAGCACTTCAGGGGGTTGGTATTGCGGCTCAGAACTTACAGTCAGGCGATTATTATAATGTGACCAGTAAGAGCGCGACAGGCTTTACAATTACGTTTTATAATAGTAGTGACACGGCAGTAGATCGCACGTTCGACTACGTTGCCAAAGGATACGGAGAGGTAGCGGCATGAGCCAAAATTCACCTATAACGATTGAAAACCAAGGCTTTCCGGCCTTTCGCGCAGACTTGAATGCGTCTTTATCGGCACTGGTCAGTCAGAGCGCGGGAGCAACAGAGCCATCAACGATTGTTGCCTATCAACTTTGGTATGACGAAACAACTGACATTCTCAAAGTCCGTAACTCAGATAATGACGCATGGATCAACCTGTTCAACTTTGACCAAGCGACAGACACAGTATCGGTTGAAGGTACTGATCTTGTGGACGATACCACTCCGCAACTAGGCGGTGATCTGGCATCGAACGGCAATGACATCATCATGGCTGACAATGACAAGGTGTTGCTTGGTACGGGTTCGGATGGCGAACTATTCCATGATGGCTCAGACACAATCATCAATGATGCAGGGACAGGCTCGCTGAAGTTACAGCAAGGCGGGACAACACGATTAGAAGTCACCACGACAGGTGTGGAAGTTTCTGGAACGGCCTTAGCTACAACGGATACAGATACTACAAACACTGGATCGGTCACTCTGGATTTCGAGGCTAACCAGAACTTTGTCCTGACGCTGACAGGCAATGTCACTCTGGCAAACCCTACGACAGAGCAAGTAGGTCAGTCTGGCTTCATCGTGTTCATTCAGGATGCGACTGGCGGACGCACAGTAAGTCTAGGAACTGACTATGAGACTGCGGGTGGTGCAGGATTAACGCTATCGACTGCGGCAAGTGCGACTGATGTTGTCCCATATATTGTGGCGGCATCAGGTCGGATTCTTCTTGGCACACCCCAGTTAGCGTTCGCGTAAGGAGAATCTATGTCAGGCCCATTTGGAGCAGGATCGTTACAGTATTTCTCAGGCGGTGCGGCAGGGTTCTATCCTGTCTCGATAGACCAATCCCTACGGTTCAATGACAATGACTCAGCGTACCTATCACGCACTCCTGCATCTGCGGGTAATCGTAAGACGATGACATTTAGTTGTTGGGTAAAACGATGCGAACTAGGAACAGGAACAGCAGAGCGTCACGGGTTATTAACCTATGCGGCTCAAGGGGCAGGATCAGGAAATATTGGTTTCGGTATCTACATTGACCAGTTGTACATTGAGCGAAATGGTGTTGCGGATGCATTTGCGACTCCAAAACTAAGAGACGTTTCAGCTTGGTATCATATTGTTTTAGCGATTGATACAACACAAGCAACAGCCAATGATCGTGTCAAAATGTATCTGAATGGCGAGCAAATTTTAGGAACAAGTCTTTCCTATAATCAAAACGATGATGTCAACCTAAACAACACAGATGTGCATCGCATTGGTCAGTATTTCACACGCTCTGAATACGCTGACTATTATATGGCCGAAGTCCACTTCACAGACGGTACAGCCTACGATGCTGATGCCTTTGGCGAGTTAAAGTCTGGTGTGTGGGTGGCGAAGTCTCCATCGGTGACATACGGCACGAATGGCTTCCATCTCGACTTTGCCAACAGTGCAGACATTGGCAACGACATCTCAGGTGAAGGCAACGATTGGACACCGAACAACTTCACAGCCAGTGATGTGGTGTCGGATAGTCCGACTGATAACTTTTGTACTTGGAATCCGCTGAACAAAGGTTCTGCAATTACTTTAGCTGACGGAAACTTGTCGTTTACGCAAACTTCTACTTGGAATGGCGTGACTGGCACAGTCGGTGTTTCAAGCGGTAAATGGTATTTTGAGTACACCTTTGGCGGTGGAACGGCGGGTGTAGTAGGCGTAGCGAAACCAACATACGATCCATCAACAGAGGCGGGAATTGCAGATACAGTTTGGCGATACAGATCAGACGATGGCACTAAGCGTAACGGTGGAGCTTCATCAAGTGCTTACGGTGCAACATGGACAAACGGTGATGTGATTGGCGTTGCTTATGACTTAGATGTTGGTGAGATTGAATTTTATAAGAACGGTGTATCTCAAGGCGTAGCGTTTACAAACCTCGCAGGAGAAACAGTTACTCCGGTTGCGGGTACTTTTAATTCAACGAGTGCGTCAAATTGCAACTTCGGCCAACTCGGTTTCACCTACACACCGCCCACAGACTACCTCGCACTCAGCACAGCCAACCTACCTGAGCCAACCATCAGCCCTGCCGATGATGCGAGTCCTGAAGATTACTTTAATACGGTGTTGTATACGGGTAATGGCGGAACAAACAGATCCATCACTGGCATGAACTTCCAAGCCGATTTCCTGTGGCACAAGGACAGAAGTGCGGCTCGCAATCATTCATTGGTTGATGTGATTCGTGGTACTAACGATCTGCAATCAAACGCTACTGCCGCAGAACGGTCAATGCCTTCATTTGTTAGCTTTGACAGCGATGGCTTCACTGTTACTCAAGATGGATCAACGAATCCAAACTGGAATGAAAACTCAATTACAAAAGTTGTATGGGGTTGGAAAGCCAACGGCTCTGGTAGCAGTGTTGCTGTTGGAAGCATTGACGGTACAAATCCAACCATTGCGTCTACGGTGAGTGCGAATACTACGAGTGGGTTTAGTATTGTTAGTTATACGGGTACGGGTTCTGCGGCTACGGTAGGCCACGGGCTAGATTCTGCGCCTGATGTTGTTATTACTAAAAACAGAGATGCGACTGGTCAGTGGGTTACGCAACATACTTCACTAAGCGGTGGTACATATTGGTTGCTACTAAATTCAACAAGTGCTGAGACTAATGACTCCAGCGTTGTTCCTGCCGCACCTACCACTTCTGTATTTTCTATTGGAACAGATGGGAATATCAACACATCCGGCAACGACTACATCGCCTACTGCTTCCACAGCGTTGAAGGCTTCAGCAAGTTCGGGTCGTACACCGGAAATGGATCGACAGATGGGCCGTT